CTGACCTGTGCCTGAAACAGTCACCAAATCTCCACTTAATATACCTGATTCTGTGGTAAAAGCGATATATGTTTGTCCGAAAACCCCGCCTGCAACTGCGGTATCGGAAGCTGAAGCTGGCTGAATCTGACACTTAACTGCTTGTAGGGCTGCATTAGCAACATAGGACTCTTTATCAACGTCTCCTGAGTCCTTAACTAACCTTGATATAGTTATTACTTGATCTAGTATTAAGCCCATTTCTTAAATCCATCTACTTGCAATTCGGTAATGATCCAACAGCTTATAAGCATCTAAGATAAAGTCGGACTCCCCGAACTCGTTAAAGTATCTCTGTCTCCATCTCTTTGAGACTCTACCTTGTGTAATAGACTCAAGACCTTCTTTATTTGCATGTCTCATGACCATGTCTGAAGCAAGATTCACTGTTGCCATTCGTATGTCTGCTGGAACAACAGCGTATCCACCCACATAGTCAATTTGTGAGAAAAACTTAACTGTCTTTATTTCACTAAAGCTAGAAATAATACTTGCACCAGAAATCGACAACTCCTGATTGGGATAAAGAAGATAATCATTCGCTGGCGGAAGATTATAGCGAGTATTACCACTGCCGTCTTCCAACTCTAATTCAATAGTGCTTGTTCCTTTTACTAAAGTTATTCCTTGCACTGAAACAATAGGAATCTTTCTCGGAAAAACAATAAGATTGCTTTCAGAGTCTATTCTCCCTGCTGCGTTCTCATTAGTTATAGTTTCAAGAAGGACTCCAGAAGCAGTTGTGTGTCCAATATACTTGTTCACATGCAATTCTGCCGCAGCAATCCAGTCTTCAACTTGCTCACTAAAAGATCGGTCGATATCCAATAAGAGGAAATTCTCTATATCGGTTTCATCGCAGTAACCTAATGCTGTGTAATTTCTACCTGTCATATATCTGTGACGAGCGCAGTATTGCTCGCTCTGTGTCCTTGCCCAATCCACAGAGTGAAGAAAGGGCAAGGAGCAATACTAACTGAGAATAACCCTATCTCTAGGATTAGGCTCCTGTGTTGAACTTGAATTGGAATGGTTCACCAATCACTTTCAGTGCCAACGCTTCAAGAATGAAGCTGATATAACTGAAATTAGATGATGGAACGTCCACTCGAGACATCGGAATTAATTCGTCTCCCTCGATCCAAACTTCTCCAGCCGGAGATTTCTCCGTTAGCAACAACCCGCCGTAACCGACAAACCTCGATGGTTTAACATCGATGAGTGACTGGGTCACTGGGTTGACGATCCTTGATAGTGCTAGACCACCAATTACGCCAGCTTGTTCGCCTTGTGCAACGACGACCCTCTGAATTGAACCAGATTTTTCTAGATCGTCAGCTAAAGCCTGTAGTTGTCGCGCAGATGCGATGAGCAAGGTTGGGTCTGCACCGTAACCGAACAATGTTCGGCACCATGAGCCAACTCCTGATGCTGTGACAAAGGTTGTGTTACCTGAGTTAGTAGTAATTTGTTTATTAAGACCGCTAAACTCATTGGTTCTTAGAGCTGAATCACCAGCAATAAGCATTTCCTCTTCACCAAGCATGACCTCATACATCTTTATACGCTCCCTGCTCTTTTGCATGTCAGGCTCTCCGTCCCGACCTTTTGATGCCGCCAAAGCAAGACCACCAACTTCAAGTTTTCTACCCAGCAACTTGTACGCTTGTACTGTTGCGTCGTAGGTTTGAGTTGTTTCACCAGGCGCACCCGCATCAGCGAATGCTGCTGTAGTTCTAGTGCCACTTGCAACGTTTGTGGAAGGATGCATTCCTGCATGGATAGCAGAGGTCATCATTTTCCACTCAGCTGCCTGACCTTTCCCTTTTACCCTAGGAAGTCTATTTCTTACTGGTGTGTCCACCGGAACTAAGAACTTTATTTCCTCGTCTAGATTCTCAGGTGAGAATACAGACCTAGTAGTAGGACTGAAAGTATATGTAGAACTGGTCTCAGCCGCTTTCGCGATCAAGCCTTTTATTTCGTCTAAGGTTGCGTTAACTTCGTTTTGCATATTTTTATATTTTCACCCCCTCTCGTATTTTTTCCACTAAAGATACTACCCTCCGTTTGCCACTAGTGGCTCGTAAAGATAGATACGCTTTAGTTTCCCTGATAATAGTGTGAATCTTCTTCACTTTAGACTTCCCCTTTCAGTTGTTTCTTTTCCTCAATAAGAGTAAAGGCTTCATCAATTAACTTGTCAGTGTACTGACCTGGTTTGTTATTCTTGATGTCAAGAATTTCATCCAGTCTTTTATTAATTTCTTTAACTCTCTCATCGTCTTCTTTAGGATCTTCTTCGCCTTTGCCAAAGAGATCTCTAGAAACAACTACTTTGGAAGGTGCTGGTTGTGCCTCAATTTTCTTAAGTCTCTCGTTAATTTCCTTGAGTTGTTTAACAACCTTCTTACTTGCTCCTTCTGAAGAAGTAACTACTTTCTTAACATCCTCAGCCTCGTCAGCCTTTTCTTTGGCTTCCTCCTTGGCCTCCTCGGACTCTTTTTCCTCTACAGGAGCTTCATCAGCTTCTTCCTCTTTAGGAGATTCTTCGCCTTCCGCAGGTGCTTCTTCAGCAGGAGCCTGCTTGTTCATCTTTTCGAGTGAGTTCAGTCTTTTAATTACTGACTCAATAAGATCCGCCATTTTATTGAGAGCTTCAGCAGTATTCTTTTCTGCGGTTTCGTCCTTGGCAACTTCCTCCTCTTCAGCAGGGGATTCCTTTTCCTCTTCTTCGGCTGGTTTTTCCTCTTCTTTGGCGGGAGCTTCCTCAGAAACAGCTTTTTCTTCTACTTCAGCTTCTGGCTCTTTTTCAGGTTTTTCTGCAGGTTTTTCTTCTTCAGCTTTTTCTTCTTCAGCAGGTTTTTCTTCTACTGGAGCCTCTTTAGCTGGAGCTTCGTCCTGTTTCTTAACCTTTTTATCTTTTTTCTCAACTACTTTGTCGGCTTTTTTGACCTCCTTTTCGTCTACTTTCTTTTTCTTTTTAGACACTCTTTTATCACCTCCTCTCCCAATATCAAAGTCTTCGCTTTTTGTTTTGACTTTGATTTCTGATTTAGATGTTTTCTTCTTTTTACCCATGATACTGTCGTGACAAATTGCTATTGCCGAGCTTTTGCTTTTACCCTGCGATACCAAATTATCAACGCATCTTTCCATTTTCTTTTCCTTGCTTTTTGGTACGCCAGGATAAGGCACTTGTTCCTTTCAATAAAAAAACCACGACTTTCGCCGTGGTGTTAATCAACAGTTGATATACACCAACCTTGTTCATATTATCCAACACTTGTTTTCATTTTGTCAAGTGTTTCTATTGGTCTTGGATTTCCTAGCCTCGTAAAACCTCTAAAACTATATCCATTAGTTTAAAGAAATCTCCGATTGTCTTTTGTTTGCTCGCAGGAATTATCTTTTTCGTACACAGCTTCTTAGCTATTTTGAAGGCAGTTTCAAAGTCATTTCCCGATGGTCTTACATGATGATGATGATAGTGATATTCTTTGTATGGTTCATACCAAGGCCAATAATACCCTGCATAAGAACCAGTTCCTGAGTGCCCACTAAAATCAAGATTATAGCTACCTGTCCCCCCTGTTGTAGCCATTTCAAATTCTACATTACCTCCCGCAGTAGAATCAGAAGAAGCACTGTTAAACATTGTTGATATTGGAGCTTCTAGATTTAATTTTGTCATATGTATCACCCCCTCTTGTTGATTGAATTATATTACAAACTATTCAGATCGTACCAGTGTGATGTGGATGTGTCAAGATGTATCTAGTTGAATTGGAGTATTGACAAGACTCAGCTCATTTGATAAAGTGTTAACACATTATTAATATTATGTCGAAAAGTAAAAAGAAAAGTAAATCAGGAGAGCCGAACAATACGAGTAACGGCCAAACAGAGGGCGTCACCGCCCGCCATAGAATCTCACTCAGGAGTTTCCAGCTCAAACCAAGTTTGCACCTTAAAAATCTACCACTAATTTTGACCCGCTATAACAAAGAAATAGCGGTGCTAACTTCAATTTAAGCTGTCATATACTTCTATGGATGGAGCCCGGTCTGTAAAACTGGTGTCCGGACGGACTAGCCAAGTTCGATTCTTGGAGACAGCACAAAAAGGGAGGACATGTTCCAAGGTGGCGAGAGTCACTTGCAATGACCCTGTGGTGGGTTCGATTCCCACTCCCTCCACTAATCCGAGGTAGTCGAATGGTAAGACTCTGCGCTGTTAACGCAGGAGTGATGGTTCGATTCCATCTCTCGGAGCATAGGAAGTATGCAGGAGTGGTTAAACTGGCTCCCCCGCTAAGGGATGCGTCAGAAATGACACGAAGGTTCAAATCCTTCTGCTTCCGCCTATAAGGTCGTAGCTCAACTGGATTAGAGCAACGAACTCCAAACTCGTTGGTTGCAGGTTCGAATCCTGCCGACCTTGCCAATACGGAATCGTCTAAAGGTAGGACGGGGAGCTTTGAACTCCTAAATTGAGGTTCGAATCCTTATTCCGTAGCATAAGGCGATATCATCTAGAGGCCAAGGATGTGAGTTTTTCAGACTCGTCACCTGGGTTCGAATCCCAGTATCGTCACTTAATCAGGGTGTAGCTTAGTGGAGGCTAGCGCCGCAAAGCGCGCGGTTTGGGACCGTGAGACCGCAGGTTCGAGTCCTGCCACCTTGACTGATGCGGTGTAGTGTACGGCTGCACACGAGCCTCATAAACTCGGTAGATTGGGTTCGATTCCCAACGCCGCAACATAAGCCGAGATAGCCAAGTAGTCACGGCGCTTGTCTGAAGAACAGGAGATGTTGGTGCGATTCCAGCTCTCGGCACTTAATAGAGAGTCTGCTAATGGTAGGCAATTCGACTCTGAATCGAATAATGGTGGTTCGAATCCATCCTCTCTAGCACATGACCTCATAGCTCAGTGGTTTAGAGTGTTCGCCTTTTAAGCGAAACGTCCTTGGTTCGAATCCAAGTGGGGTCACAATGAATCTTGGCAAACTCTTCTGATCAAAGATAAGGTCAAGTTCATGGGTCTGTAGCTCAACGGCTAGAGCACCTAGCTCTTAACTAGGAAGTTGAAGGTTCGAATCCTTCCAGTCCCACTAAGCCTTGTTAGTTCAACGGATAGAATAGGTGGCTTCGAACCATCTGATGTAAGTTCGAATCTTACACAAGGTACTAAGCCTCCATAGGCCAACGGATAAGCCAAGGGTGTTCTAAGCCCTGAATTGAAGGTTCGATTCCTTCTGGAGGTACTAAGCGGTGGCGGAAGCATAGACGCATGCTACCTCTGTTGGTGCTTCTGGGACTTAATTGTCTAGAAGTGGGTACCCAAAATCAACGTGCAAGGAGAAAGGCCTTGCCCGCTTTTAAGGCCAATTGGTGAAGGTGGAAACACAGTGGCTTGCAAACCCACTATGCGTCAGTTCGATTCTGACATTGGCCTCTTAACGACCTATCGTTCAAAGGTAGGATGCTACTCCGATAAAGTAGAGACGGCTGGTTCGAGTCCGCCTAGGTCGACTGAGGAAGGTTAAAGCGTAATTGGCACCGCCCTGGATTTGAAACCCAGTAACCTTCGGGTTGTATAGGTTCGATCCCTATACCTTCCGCATAAGCCCTTGTGGTGGAATTGGTATACACGTTGGTTTTAGAAACCAATGCGAAAGCTTACAGGTTCGAGTCCTGTCAAGGGTACATATTAGGCGAAGGGTGAACGTAAGAGGCAACAGGCGCCAAAATTTGTTCTGAGCAAATAACCCGAAATCGCCTAATATATTGAGCATGGACGGACTGGGTCCGTATCAATCTTATAAGTTGATTAATCTAGTTCGATTCTAGAATGCTCAACACATACTCGGTTAACTCAGCCTGGCCAGAGTGTTCGCTTTACATGCGAGTCGTCGTAGGTTCGAATCCTACACCGAGTACATAAGCATCTGTGGCGGAATTGGTATACGCACTAGCCTTAAAAGCTAGGGACGAAAGTCATACAGGTTCGATTCCTGTCAGGTGTACTTAGGGTTAGGGAGTCAACGAAGTCTGGGACAGGTGGGTTCGATTCCCACTAGAACTCTCCACCCTATTAAGCTCAGGTGGCGGAATTGGCAGACGCGCGTGCCTCAAAAGCTCGTGGTCAAACGACTGTTCAGGTTCGAATCCTGACCTGAGTACTAAGGGCATGTATTTGGTTTCGACAGGGATTGTACTTTAACACTGCAAGTAGCTGGAGAGCTTAAACTCAAAAAGACTAAACGCAAAAACCTTTTTGCACAACCTGAAGTCCAAAGTGACTTCAGCGTTTCAGGGCATCACCGTCGCAGTGAGCTTTGAAATGCCAACCTTGCGACAAGCTGACGTTAGCCTAGCTTAAACGCTAACACCTTTATTTTTTTGGCTCTCGGAAAATAATTGTACTTTTACAATGGAGACTGGCAGGTATTCATATTCAAAAAGAATCTAACTAGAGAGTACTAAACTTGTAGATTGTGTTACGGTAAAATTACTGGACGCGGGTTCAATTCCCGCCATGTCCACACAAGCCTTTATAGCTCATCCGGTAGAGCAGGGGTTTTGTAAACCTCCGAGCGTGGTTCGAGTCCACGTAAAGGCTCACAAGTGGGATTAGTGTTAGCGGATCCAGCACGACTGCCTTCCAAGCAGTAGGGGTGAGTTCGAATCTCATATTCCACTCAAGAGGCTCTATAGTCTAACCGGAATAGGACAGTAGCTTCTCAAGCTACAAATCGGAGTTCGATTCTCCGTAGAGTCACCAGGGAATAGTGAAGTTGGCCATCACGCGCGGTTTGGATCCGTGAGATCGCTGGTTCGAGTCCAGCTTCCCTGACTTAAGGGGCATGAGTCGGATGGCTAAGATTTCCGCCTGTCTAGCGGACGGAAGGGGTTCGATTCCCCTATGCCTCGCCCAACATGGTGTTTGTAGTCCAATGGTGGGACGCCTGCCTGTGAAGCAGGAGAAGCGAGTTCGATTCTCGTCTTACACCCCAATATGCCAATCGTGGGAGAAGAAAAAAAGAAATACATGAGAGGCTACAATCCTCGATACTACGAGGAGAACAAGGAGCATCTGTTGGAATACAGAAAAGGTCGTAGAGAAAAAGATAGAGAAACACTAAAAAGATGGAGAAGAAAGAAGAAAATATCTTCAGGTTCTATATACAAGACTAAGACTTCTTTAAACCCTTACTCTTAGATGATTTAGCACGCTTCGAGCGTGGGTTCTTCTTGTGGGGTTTTGCAGTAAAAGTAGACCTACTCGCAGGAGTATGTGGGTATGTGTCAACTGTTTCAGCTGGCATAGTAACTCTCACTGGCGAGATTAAATTTGCTTCACCTCGTCAATAATAGCACCACTCTGTGGCGAGGTGGGTTTTGGGGTTTCAACTTTCTTTTCTTCAACTGGCTCTTTTTTAACTTCTTCAACTACGTTTGCCTTTGGTGCGTTTGCTCTGGGGAATCGTCTCTTGCGTTTTGCCATTATAAAACCTCCTTGTGTTGGTCGAAATAATCTTTACTCCAGTTGTCGTTAAAATTCTTCTGCTTAACTTTATGCTCAAGCTTTTCTTTTATTTCTTTAAGCTCTTTGACAGTCTTCTCTTTTACTTCAGTATTCTTTTTATCTTCTTCGGCCTTTTTAAGCTTCAGCTCTCTAGTCGCAGCGAGCTTAAGACTTTGCAACACACTATTAAGGTGACTTGTTGGTCTCTTTAGATGCTCGCTTCTGCTAATCATATAGGCAACCTTGGCAGCCATAGCGACCAATTCATCTGCGATGAAAACGTTGGTATTCTTGTCTACTTCAGGGGAGTCTGTCATTCCTATAGGAGCAGTTGGCGAATCCTTTTTCACTTGCTGATCTACCACATCTCCATTTTCCATCTTAACAAGGCTGAATACTGCTTGGGGGTTAGCCGGTCTATCTACAAGAGAGATCTCGTTAAGAGAAAGTTCTTCAATCTTGTTATCAATTTTCTTTTTAATTTTACCACCAATAGAAAAGCCATTATAAACACCCTCTTTTACTTTGTCCCATGCAACACTGTCTACGATTTTTCCTTTTATGAAGAGACCTTTTTTCTTGTCGTCTATCTTTGCGTGAAGAGTTTTTCCTACAGCAGACCATTGGTGCATCTCTCTAATGTTGCCAAACTTCATGTATTCTGGGAGTGCTTTCTTAATTGCAGTTAATTTGACGATCTCACCCTGACTGTCGATTGCTTCTGTACTAGCATAGCCCTCGACGGTCATCTCGTCTTTATTTTTCTTTTCGAAAGGTAAAAATATATTTATATCGTCCATGTTACAAAAAAAACCACAGATTCTCTCTGTGGCTCAGCTTCAAGGACTATCCCCAAGTGAGTCCTTACATAGAGAGTAACAAAACTAAAACCGCTTTGTCAAGTGTTTCCTTATGAGAGAGCTTCTAAAAGATCAGCTTTCCTCATTCCCTTCTTGTAAACGCCCGCTTCTTTGGCTACTTTTAATAATTCTCGGTAGTTGAGACTGCTGTAATCTATATTCGCTACTTCTTCAGTCTCTGACGGCTCTGTCTTCTCAGGCTCTACTGGCTTTTCCCAATAATCTCTTCTAATTTGCTCTTCAGAAATGGCCACTTTATGAGTGCCTTTCGCATGAGCAATTGCCTGACCAATAATAAATTCTTCTTCACCATCAAAAGCAACTTCACACTCTATACCAGTAAGACCTTGACATCTAATTATCGCCATACGTTGATTCACCCCCCTCCGTATTATTATACACGATGCTCATATATGTTCTTCTTTCTAGAATAAGGGAACGTTCTTGGTTTGTAAATATCCCAGCCACCAACTGTAATTCTTGCTCTTGCAAAGTTCACTGCCAAACCAACCAAGTCTGCCTTAACGAAGTTAGGCTGACTCTCTGTTTTTGCAACATTAGCCTTAGCATATACACTAGAGATTCTGTCGAGCAATGTTATAAGCGACAGAGCCTTGTTGTCATAGCTTTCAGTAACTACGATGCTTGCTTTTGCTGTTGAAGGTTGTGTCTCATCAGTTCTCAACACGTTGGCTTTTGCGTAGAAAGGAGACTGACCCCCAACTAAGACGTTTGCCCTAGCGTTGTTTGCCTTGCTTGTCTCAACTATTATGTCTGACGTAACACTCTGATCTTGAGAGGTTATCGCCAAGATATTTGATTTAGCACGACTGTCTGATGTGTTGTCTAATACAAAAATGTTTGACTTACCCTCGTTGTCGTAAACTTCGTTGAATCTAATGATGTCTGCTTTTGCAGAGTTAGAGTAAACCTCTTCGATAACTATGCTCGCTTTAGCAGAGTTGCCCTGAGTCTCGTCAATTCTTAGTATGTTTCCTGTTGTATAGTTGTACTCGCTACCAGCCTTGATAATATTACCTCTTGTTCTATTTGCCTTCTGTTGAATTACCAAGAAGTTTGATAGTGAACTAGAGTCATAACTTTCAGTAGCAACAAGGTTTGACAAGGCACTGTTATCGCTTGTTTCAGTTCTGACAATGCTTGACTTGGCGGCTGACTGTTGATATTCATTTGTTCTAAGAATGTTCGCTTTTGTATAAGCAAATTGAGAACCAGCCCTTACAATGCTTGATCTAGCAGACTGACTTTTCTCTTGTGAGGCAAGTATGTTCCCAAGCGTCTCACTATCACTACTCTCTGTTTTTACTATGCTGGACTTGGACTTGTTGGTAGAAGTTTGCTCAACAAGAATGTCGGACTTCGTCTTACTGCCTTCTGTTTGTGTAGCGACAATATTTGCCTTGCTGTAAAGTTCGTAATCATTTGATACAAGTATGTTGGCCAGAGATTCACTGTCTTGTGTTTCGTCTACCCTTAAAATGTTTGCCTTAGAGTATTCAGGAATTGAACCAAGCTTTACTATGCTTGCCTTTGAAGAATTGCCTTTGTCTGTTGATGCAAGAATGTTTGCCAATGATTCTTCTACATAGCTTTCTACTCTTAACAAGCTAGACTTTGCTTTGTTGTCTTCTGTTTGTTCAGCGAGAAGATTTGCTTTCGATTCGCTATCGCTAGTGGAAGTTATAACAACACTGGCTTTGGCTGAGTTGTCTTGTGTTGTCTCTACAAGAATATTGGCCTTTGATTCGTTATCTGAAACATTATCAACTACAAGAATGTTTGCTTTGGCTGAGCTGTCTTGAGCCTCCCCTACAGCTATTTCTACTTCCCATATATCAGATGTTTGATCCCACCCAATAAGCTCTGCTTTTGTTTTATTGTCCTGAGAGTTCTCTGTAACTGTTAAAATGTCAGCTTTTGCCGAATTATTTTGAGTGTTATCTGCTACTAAAATGTCAGCTTTAGATGGATATGAACCTAAATCCCCAGATCCTTCCTCAGATCCTATTGAATAAAAGGTGGAAGGATCATTTTGGGTTGCATGGTCTGTTTTAATCCAGTCTGCGGTTCTTGCATCTGCTGAAATTCTTAACTCGTCGAGTATCCCATCAATATGCCATCCATAAGTAGTATGTCCTCCAATTTCGAATGGATCATCATTATCTGATAACAAATCATCAGTTGTTCCTTTTTGGTTAACATAAGAACCATTTTTATAATAAATCCTGTTTGTTTGGTCATATACAAAAGCAGCATGGAAAAATGAACCAGTAGACCATGTATTCCCCGTATTAAAATTGTCGCCTGATCCCTGACAGTGTGTCCACCAAGCAACCCCATTATTTGAATAAATCTTATATCCACCGCTAAAGTTGGCAGCATCATCCATTTGGAATACAGGCTCAATACCAGTAAGGGTTTCAGGCTTGAACCAGAACTGCCAAGTATATTTAGTTGCAAGAAGTCGCAAATCGCTAGTTTCTCCACCCACCTCTATAACTTCAGAGTTGCCAGTGTCAAAATCTTGGGCTTTCCCAACTTTTCCATCTGCTGTTTGTTCGGGTGCAGTTGTCGCAGTACCGTGGAAATTGCCAAGCGAATCTTTTACTTCATCAGGTGTACCGTCATAAGAACCGTTTAAGTGCCATACAGCCACATAGTTTTGGCTCCATGTTCCTGCTACATCTTCTTGACTGGTAGTAACTCCACTGTCCCCATAAACCATGTAAAAAACAGTGTCGTTATTGTAATCAAGGCTAGGAATCTGTACGAAAGCCACTATTTTACCAGTGGTAGCATCATATTCAACTATTTCAAAGTTGTAAGGAGAAGAACCATCTGTGTTAGGAGAAAAGACTAAATCTTCAGGAACAGTTAAGGCTCCTCCTGCTCCCCCTGCTCCTGTATTCTCTATATTTCCACCGTTGGCAGTAGTTCTTAAATCAGGCTCTCCAGCCGTACCATCATAAGTTCCCGAAATCATTACAGGGAAGTTAATAAGATTGGCCGAACCATAAACCTGACCGTTTTGGACAGCCACTGAACTCCTATACCCATATCCATAAATTAGCGGTCGGGAAACAGTCTTAAGAATATTAGCTTTAGAACTATTAGACTGTTGCTCTTCAGCGACAATGTTTGCCTTGGCACTAGAACCTTTTGATTCAGGTTCAGACTCCGTGTAATTGACATACAAAGAATAATATCGACCATCTGTTGTTGGTGTATTTGTCCAAGGACTTTCTACTGTTGGAGTAGGACTATGATCTTCAAAATAATTATAATGATCAATATTGTCGTCATAATGAACACGACAGGCAAGAAAAGAACCCCCATAAGCTGTCGGGGTTATGTTTAAAATATAATCCTCAGAGCTAGAAATGCTTGGTGATCCTGGTATTGTAAAGGTGTGCCAATCTGCATTCTCATAACCTGGATAAAGAACATCATCTTCTGTATATCCTACGGTTTCACCATGAGAATCAGTAGTAACACTATCTTTTTCGTTTATACCAACAAAAGTGTCCATTGTGGTCGGATCTGAGCTGTATGAATTAGAAATATACGCAAGAATGGTATCTACTGTTCCGTTTAAAGCTGGTGAATAGTTACTGTATCCAACTCTATTGTAAGTTGTATTGGCAGAAAAAATAACTTGGTAAGATGCCCCATCACTCTGATACCCGAAGGTCAACCCTGCAGCATGTCTTATTGGATAAATTGCATTGTCCAAGAAATCTTGAGGAATTGTTACTGTTAAAGTCCCTTTGTCTGCGTCAATATTAAGCTCTCCCCACGCCCAATTACCATCTGCGTCTTCAATTTTGGGTCTATAAATATGAAATGCCTTGCCAGTTCGATAATCCATTCCGTCTGAATTATTGAGGCCGCCTTTTGTTTTGTGATAAACAGCATAACTTCCAACAACGTTGTCTGGTCTTGTCGCACCATTTTCTAAGTCTTGATCAGTCAACTCTCCCTGATAGGAGAAATTCAACCCTTTAGTTTCAATTGTAAATTCAATTACATTAGAATTGGGTTTTTCTTTTAAAACAACCTCAAACTCATAACCGCCCTCTGATAGCTCTGAGTTTTGAGGTAGTTCGTAAAAGACAGCTTCTGTTTTGTCTTTTTGCCACTTTAGCGTCTCGCCCTCTTTGGTTATTAAGGGATCCTTTACATCATCATCTTTCAAACGAACAGATAGATTTACCTCATTGTCCCAACGCATCAGTTTGACTTGTGGGTAAAAGTCAGTCTGCTTTGTGTCTCCAACTTCAATTTGGATTCTGTCTTTTGGGTCGTCTTTAACTATTTTTGATATTTCGTCTGCCATATTAGACTGCACCTCCTTGTACTCTCCAGTATTTATTACCGTCTGTAAGAGTTAATTCTATTCTTGCGTTATTTCCATAATAGGCTGAGCTAACACCAGCTGCAGGTATTGGCTCCCAACTGTCTCCATCCCAATACTCAAAACCTGTACTGTGAGAAGAAACCCTATTTGCCTCTATGCTGTTAAAGGTGTCATCTGTGTCATCAACCTGTAGCCAGAAAATGACATCTTTACTGTCTGATCTATAAGGGATTCTCCATACAAATGTTGTTGGTGCTAAATCACTGCTTGTGTCCGCAGGTTCAACTAGTACAATCTGATAATCTAGATTTGCCCTTACACTATTGTCTGTACTAACTACCTCAAATATGTTTGCTTTTGCAGAGCTATCAGAAGCGTCATCTGTCACAAGCACATTGGCTTTCGCGTAATTCGGCTGTTGCCCTTCAACTAGCAAATTACCCCTAGAAGAACTGTCTTTCTCTGTTGTTTTAATAATATTCCCTTTGGCTAAATTGTCGCTTGAGGGTGTTGTGAAAATACTAGAGAAAGAACTGTTATCAAAGATCTCGTTAGCCCTTAAGATATTCGTCTTTGTTGAGTTGTTCTTGCTGTACTCTACGATTGTTGTGATCTCAGCTTTCGCAGAACTTTCCTGAATCTCATCTGTCCGTATAATTCTGGCTTTAACGAAGTTGTTCTGAGTTAGATTTTCTAAAAAGATATCCGCTATTGCACTATTATCCTGTGTCTGTGTGATAAGAATACTTGCAAGTGATTTGTTGCTAGAGGTCTCTGTTCTGTAAATAGAAGCTTTAGAGCTACTATTCTGTTCAACATCAGCGACGAATATATTTGCTTTGGCGTAATTATATTGCTGTCCAAGTGTCGACAAATTACCTCTAGAACTATTGGCCTTTGGAGTTTCTCTGACAATATTAGCTTTGGCTGTGTTGTTCTTTTCTGTCTGAACCCCATCTTGCCAATTAAAGTCATCATAGTGAGGAACTCCTGTTGTTTGGGTGTTGTACCCTGTCATGTAAGCGTAATAGGTGCTTGTTATTGCAGTACTTAGTGACCATGTTTCGCTTGATATATTTATCCAGGCATCGCTTAGGTTGTCTTTGTAATCAAAGTAGATGGTTGAATCATCTATTCTCATTCTTACCCAATAAGGCACTGTAAGTGTTGGAGAATCTCCCCCTATCTGTGTTGGACCCACACCATCTGCTCTTTTATTAGGAGACAAAGCGGGGCCTGTTGTAAGCTGATGATTATACCAATCGTTCTCACTGTATATATCCCACTGGTGTCCTGCTGGATCTGTAGGACAAAGTTTAAAACCACCATCATTACCGTGCTGATTAACTTTTACTTCTAATGTCGAATACTTTGCCGTGTATTGATGTCTTGTTCTTACATACCCAGATGTTGTGGCTGTTGAATTTTGAACCTTCAATACACCATCTTCCTCAACTGAAGCCTCTGTTGCATGATCTCCTCTTCGCCACTTGTCTTGATCTATAGATGCATCACCGAAATTATCTGTTAGAGGGAAGGTATCGACAGACATATCAGCCTTCGCAGAGCTACCCTGATTCTGAATTCCCACAATTTGTGCTTTCGCAGAATTGTCTTTTTCGTAAGTCGCAGCCCCCGCTTCTTCTATGTTTGCCTTCGCTGAGTTTCCATCAACAACAGAGTAATTAACAAGCAAGATAGCTGCCAAACCACCAGATGAGTAGCCTGAGTCATAAATCGATCTCATGTCTTGGTTATCACCCTCATCATTTTCCATGGCGATACCAATGTCATTTCCTTCTGCCCACCCACCCCTGTCAACTATCTCTTGGATAATAGACTTAATATCTGGAGTGTCATACCAGTTTTGAGATGACCATGAGGTTGCTCCTGGCACGTCCCAATCTACTTTTGCATCTGTAGCCGTAGCTACTGCTAGGGTATGTATAGCGTTTGAAGAACCATCAAATCCAGCAAAGTCGTCAACATCCACTCCCCAAATCTTAGCGTCCAAGTCTGCGCTGTTAGCACCATAAGCAGCTACTTTTATAATAGCCTCGTTGATAATTACATTTGAAGGAATGTCAACACCCCTAAAGGTTATTCCTGTGGCATCAACATAGATGGTTCCAGAATCGTCATAATAACCAATGTTATTCCAGTTATAGCCAGTGTTGTACCAATTCCATGTATCTGGGGGGGCTTCTTCTTCTGTACCATCGTCTGCGTCTGTTGATCCTTGATTCTCTTCTTGCCAAGGCCCTCCAGACCACTCTGAGTGAGCCCTCCAAGCAAAATAGTCTATCGAACCAGTTGTTCCTGAATCATAGTAATAAACAGCTCTTATCTGGAAGTTGTTTGTGCTAAGTTCACTGAACGTCCACGGGGTATGACCCCAATCATCACTAGCACCGCCTAAATAAACCACATTTTCAGATGTGCCGACACCACCAGAGGTAGGCGCTCTTTTTGGTGTTGTCCAACTCGAACCATTGTCCCAAGAAAGTTCGACTTCGAAGTAGTTGTTTGCACTTGCATCATCAGACTTGCAATCAATTCTAACTTCAATTCCAGTAATAGAATCTCCAGCAACAGTCTGCGACCAACCCCATGGATTTATGTAATTCTCCGTATCTGAGTTAGTTGCCCAACTGGTGTCTGACACCTTGATGTTGTTGGCACTATTCCAATTAGTTGTGTCTATGCTTGAATAATTGCTATACCATTGTGTAACCATAGTTATCTCCTTGATTTAAGCCTGTTGTACGGTATTCTGCACATAGGCTTATACATTCTCCTTTCTCTTGTTGTGTAAGGTCTACCTCTATATATTATTGGCTGATAAATTTCTGCTCTAGCATAATTATTGTAGTCTATCGCCTCAGTAACAAGATTCGCTTTCGCTTTGTTGTCTTGCGTATCTCCGACTCTCAGTATATTCGCTTTTGCATAGCTGTACTTGTTTGCAAGAATGTCTGCTATTGCAAAGTTGTCATAAGTTTCTGTTCTCAGCAGAGATGCTTTAGCTTTGGAATCTTGAGACTCACCAGCCCTAAGGATATTTGCCTTTACAAAGTTGTCTCTATCTTCTCTCTCTAATATCTGAGCTTTTACAGAGCTGTCATAAGATTCAGTAACAACAATGCTTGCCTTAGCACTAGAGCTAGTCTCGGTAGACACTTCGATACTTGCTCTTGCGTAGTTATCAATTGCTTCTGTGGCAATGATGCTCGCTTTAGCACTCGAAGATTTAACTTGAATTATATAAATACTCGCCTTCGCGCTGTTATCGTCTGTCTGAGTAATATAGATATTAGCCTTCGTACTATTGTCTTGGGTTATTCCAGTTACGAGTATGTTTGCCTTTGCGTAATTAACAGCAGAACCTTCAACGACGATGCTACCTTTGGCATTACTATCTTTTGTTTGTGCTACAAGGAAGTTGGCTTTAGTTTCATTATCAGAAGTACCAGTAACTAGAATTGACGCTTTCGCCTGATTATCTAAAGCCCGTGTTGCGACTATATTCGCTTTTGTAAACAAGCTTTGTGTGGGGGTTATAACAATACAAGCTTTCGCTGAGTTTTCCTGCGTTTGCGAAGTAGATATGTTTGCTTTAGATTCATTGTCTTGCTCTTGATCTGTGACAAGAATGTTAGCCTTGACGTAATTATATTGCTGACTAATAGACTCTATACTTGCTCTTGCAAAATTATTCTTTTGATAAGCAGTTAATATATTTATTTTGGCTTCACTATCTGATGTTTCAGTTACAACTATCCAAGCCTTCGCTGAGCTGTCGTAGGATTCAGTTCTTAAGATGCTGGCTTTAGCAGAACTATCAGAAGAAATAGTTCCGACAATACTCACTTTGGCATTACTACTGTAGCTTTCTGTTCTGACTATTGAAGCCTTTGAATTACTATCAGAGGTATTATCTACAACAAAGATATTAGCTTTCGTAGCGTTTGGACTTTGACCTTCAGTTACTATCGAACCTCTCGCGCTGTTGTTTTTTGTATAAGCAGTAAGAATATTAGACTTAACACTGCTGTCTGACTGCTGAGTTTCAACTATACTTGCTAGTGAATAATTGTCTTGTGTTTCTCCAGCTCTTAAGATATTTGACTTGGATTTACTATCCGCAAGCTCAGCTACCCTCAAAATATTTGCTTTCGCAGTAGTACTAGATACTACTACTCTCTCTATAGACGCTTTAGAGTCATTCTCATGGCTCTCAGTACGTACAATTGACGCTTTGGCACTGCTTTCACGCTTTTCACCCTCTCTGAGAACGTTTGCCTTGCTGTAACTCGCCTGTTGCCCTTCTGCTTCGATATTTGCTTTAACTGAATTATCTTTATTTTGAGTCGCCTTAATATTAGCTAGTGACGACTGGTCATAAGACTCAGTTCGTACAATAGAAGACTTCGCTTTATTCTCGGCAGTCTCAGTTCGTACGATAGATGCTTTAGTAGAACTGCCTTGCACTTCCCCTGCTCGAAGTATGTTGGCTGTTACATAATTTGCCTGTTGCCCAACCGATTCTATGTTGGCTCTCGCTGAGTTGTCTTTAGTTTGAACCGCC